AGCCTGAAGACTAACCAGTTTGGCTCTCACGGCTGCGTCAGAAACACCCGCCGCCGCTGCGACAACCGCCGTTCCATCCTGCTTCGTCACTGATACACGAATAACATTAGCTAAATCTTTTACCGCATAAATCCTATCGCCTGCAACACAGGTATAACTCACGCCACCATTGATGTTCATTGTCGTAGCGTGATAAGTAAGAGGCCATGCAGCAGAAGGTAGCAGTACCATCTGCTGACCTGCGGTCATTGTAAGACTTGTTGAAGTAGTTGTACCGGTTATGACTACTGCATTACCAGTTGCAGCAGTAAGGTCAACGGCTGTTGCCGAGGCTATGTCAGCACCGGTGGATAAAGTTTGTAAGGCTGTGAAGGTGTTAGCACCTAGAATGGCGGCTGTGCCTGTCACGCCAGAAGGCGGAAGAGTCCCCGTAACCCCTGTGCTTAACGGAAGACCAGTTGCATTGGTCAACACCCCCGAAGCTGGAGTACCCAAAGCCGGAGTGACAAATGTTGGAGAGGTTAATGTTCCCGTGGCATTAGTAAGCACCAGAGCAGAAGGAGTACCCAAGGCAGGAGCTGTTAGTACAGGAGCTGTTAAGGTTTTATTAGTAAGAGTCTGAGTACCAGCCTCAGTAACTACAGTGCCGCTGTTACCGCCAACCTGTGCATAGACCTCCCAAGTGGAACCGTCATAGACAAACTGTACACTAACACCGTCTATATCCAGCACAAGGTCAGCCGCTGTTCCATCAATAGTGGAGCCATTACGCCCCACTGTCAGGTTGTTAGTACCAAAGGCATCTCCAGAGTCTGCAATAATAACTTGATCGCCTGTTGAGGGGCTTACAGGCAGGGTGACAGCGAAGGCTCCACCGCTTGTATCGGCTAGAACGCCCTCTACGTCCTGTGTAGTATAATTGCCTGTCTTGGTAACATAGGTAACGCCTCCAACTGCTAGTGCGTCAACGGCCTGTTTTACCCGCAAGGGCGAGAAAATTTTACCTGTTGTTACTGTTCCTGCTTCTGCTTCTGCCTGTGTCGCAAGGTCAAAAGCACCGGAAACTGAAATAAAATCTAGTGTACCTGCCCCGTTTGTAGCCAGGACAGTGGAAGGAGAACCATCAGAAGATGGATAAACCAATCCGTTTAGGTTGCCGGTGACGTTTCCGGTGACGTTTCCGGTGACGTTTCCGGTGACATTTCCGATGACGTTTCCGGTTAGACCCGCTGAATTAAAGCGGGCTACCTCGGCGGCTGTAGCGCCATTTGTCATTACGTTGAAGGCCAGGGCGAAGTCTTCGACTCCTGCTCCTACGTCTGTGGTTACTGCTCGTATGCTAGCCCCAATCTCATTGTTGGATGCTGCGGTCTCTGCTACGAAGTTTAGACCCACGCCAATGCCCGCTCCAGGTGTTCCTGAAGTTGTATGTGTTAGGGTAAAGGGGGTTATGACGGCTGCGTTATTCGCATCGTCTATTGTAGTAGCCAGAGTTGCTGTTGTTACTGAGCCTGTGAATGTAGGAGAAGCTCCTTCAATCTTAGTAGCAATAGCAGTTGATATGTCGTCAAATTCTGTGTTGAGTTCTGTTCCGTTTACAACCTTAGACGGGTTGCCGGACAGTAGTGCATCCTTTGATGCAAAATTAGTTGTCTTGCTATAATTACTCATAGTTGTATCCGGTCAATAATAATAAGTAAAGCTGGCGGAGCCCCTAAGAACTCCGCCAGCAGTATTGCTTATACAACTACTTCCTACGTGCCGTGTACCGCAAGAACAAACGCGCTAGTGGGGCGATAGGTTTTAACACCGTACAGACGGTCAGAAGTAAACAAGTTGGCAAGCCATTCTTGCTTGTACTGAGTCTGTGAACGAACGCCTACCTGCTCGACCAGGATGAAGGAATCCTTATGAGCAAGAATAGTACCCCGAACATCGTCACCGGCTGAGTTAGCAGCGGCAGTCTCGATTACAGGTACGTTAGTGGAAACAAAGAATTCGCAACCATAGATGTTGCCAATGCTACCAGTTCCAACAGGCTTGTTGTTGACAAAGTCGGATGAGCTGAATCGCTCAATTCCAAGCATGTCATTTTTAGCTACTGGTGGAATGACCCAGAACCTCTCGGTCATAGGAACGTCAGCGTCATCTTGCTTCTGCAACATGCCACGGATAACGAGGTCAGAAATATCATCGGCAGCAGCAACAGTATCGTCTGCCATCAATGAGATAGAAGTCCCAGCATTAGAATAGAACGAGCCAGAGTGAACCCAATCAGAGGCGTCACCGTCTCCAACAGATTTACCCAATGCAAGAAGCGCGTTGTCTACGTTAGTTGCTAACGCATAGCCGGCGTCATCTGTGAAGAATCGACGCATAGACTCTAGAGCCTGTGTTGCGGTAATATCTTCAATCATGCGCGAGTATTCAAAATGCTGATCAATAACAATGGACAGTTTAGGGTCAGTGTTATTTTGAACTGTAACCGCAGTGTTCTCAGCTTTGGCAGTTGCCGTGCCTCGAACTGGCTGTGGTACATAGATGGTATCGCCTTTCTTGCCAGAAAAGGCCATAGTTCTGACGTTAGCCGCCATTACCTGGTTGGATTTGTATGCAGCGATTACTTCGTCGCTCCAGATTTTAGGAATGAACGCTGCCGCGCTCGTGTTATCTACAATGCCGCCTGTTGCGGGAAATACTGATGTTGCCACTGGACTTCTCCAAAGTTATGATTTAGATAACCCTGTCCTCTGCGTATGCCGCCATTATTTCAGGCTGTAACTGTGAATACCGAGCAGGGTCATTCATTTTGAGTTTTATTAAGTCTGCACGTCGGAATACCTTTTTAGTCTCCTGCGAATTACCTGAGATAGCTCCAGTAGATGCCTGTTGCGCCTGCTGCCCTTTATCGACAATAGCACTAAGGTCTGTGATAGAGCCTGGCTTAGTGTCTTTATACTCACTAAGTAGCTCTGACATAGACTCGACATTGTTAGTCTGGTTAGCGTCCCGTAATGCCCTGGAACGTGACTTACTTCCCTGTATCCATTTTACAAACTCAGCGTCGGATATGACTTCAGCCGTGTCTGGATGTGCCTCCAACAAGCGTGTTTGCGCTTCCTGGTTGGCGATAGTTTGGTCAGCGTTCTTGGCTATTTCGTTAGCTCTAAGTATACTCGGGTGATTCTCAATGGCCCTTGACATTGCTGCTTCTGGGTCATCTAGGAAGGTAATTGGGTCTTCTTCCGTTGTTATCTCTTTAGTAGAGTTAGACTGTGTAACAATGAAGTCATCAACGATCTTACGCAAGTCCCCAACTTCTGAGGACTGCCTACCCGCTAAACTCTCAGCATTCTGGTGCATCTGAATGATGTCCTGAATACTTTTTCCTTTGTACTTAGCGGGTACGTCGTCTACTCCTGGCTCAGGTTGTGCCCCCTTTTCAGGAGGCTCCTCAACCGGCGATACTGCTTCTGCTAACGTTGCAGGGGCCTCAGCCGTGTCTGCTTTGTCTTCTACTGGGGTGTCAATTATCGATGCTGACATAATAAAGGTTCCGTGACTCAAAGTCATTATGGAGGAGTGAAAGCTACTTAGCCACGTCCCAGGCTGCATCAGCCCCGTGGTTATCTATAGCCTTACGTTCGATCTTCATCCGCTGTTCTCTATTCTTAACCCACTTATTGGTTGCCTTAGGAAAGGAACCGCTAATGGGGTCAAGACTGGAGCGTACTGGGCTGATGATACGGGATGCTGGTTTACCACACTGCCTGCATGTACTCTTTTCGACTTTGTCGTCTACGAATTGCTCGGTGACGTGTCCATCGGTACATTTGAAGTCGAAGAGTCTTCTCATAAGAAGACATCTCCGTCTGCGTCCTGGTGTGGTTCCTGTTCCCTTTTGTAATCAGTTTCTAGCATGTCAATGTTGTCTGACAAGTTCTGCAGAGTTCTGATTACGTTGATTTGACCCTTTCGGAAGAACAGGTCTTCTGCTGAGGTCGTTCTCTCTGCGGAATCAATAGATTCCATTTGTTCGGTTAGTTCTGAAATTAGAATCTGGAAGTTCTTATCGTTCCAAAGAGATTTCATTGAATCGAAATACTGTTCTAGCTTCTCGTCTATCATCTGTTTCTCCGTACCGGACAGAATAGTTTGTGAGTATAACACGTATGGGTCTATATGTCAAGCCTTTTCTAGTATATCTTTGATCTTACCAGGCTTCTTAGGGTCTGGTTTTACTGCTTTATCTTCTAAGTCTTTGATTCTTCTCGCTAACCTAGAAAACTCAGCGTTAACTTCCTCTTGAAGACGCTGTAAATCTGTTCCTGATACTATCATGCCATAACTCATAGGGGATTACCTTATCTATTTAAATGGTTTAAAACGGGGGAGCTCCGGTGCTGTTGGCGGTTGTTGAGGCTGTTGCGGCTTCCTAGCCACAGCTTTCTCCTGTTTAACCTCCAAAGATCGTTCTTTGAGCTGCCTATCTAGTATCTGCATACGGCGGTCGAAGTTCTTGTCGTCTTCGTCGTCCATCATAGCCGCTACTTTTAGCTGCTCGGTTTCTAGCTTAACTGGGACGGCTCTCATCTCAGCGTTGTACTTCTCAGCTCTTGCCTGGCTCTCAGCCGCCTGACCGTTAAGTGCTGCGGTCTGGCTAGCCTGGAATGCCATTTGAGCTTGTCGTAGTTCTTCATTTGCCTGTTGCTGCTCAGGATTAGGCTGATTAGCTTGCTTCATCAAAGCAATGATCTCTTCTTTATTAGATACGTTCATGTGATCGACGATGGCCTCTATCAGGGCTGGTTTGAGGGGTGAGTCGTCGCCGACGGTCTGTAGTATCTGACCAAGCTGTGCGACCTCATATTCTCTAGCTACGATACCCAGGTTGCCCTTCACAATGAACTTATAGTCCTTTGCGGGGAACTTCTCAGGCTCGTACTGCATGTATCGCCAGGCTACTTTGCAGATGAAGGGTACAAGGAAGGCTTCTTCGAAGTTAAGCTGTGTACGCTTGTGGCGCTTCAGGACACTGCCCTTAGACATGGACATAGCT